GCTTGGCGATAAGTTATCATATTCAGCCATAACACGACCCACAGTCTGCATTAAATCTAAGCCCTGCCACGCTTCAATATCCGTTACGACATTGCCATACCTTTTGCATAATGCAGTCTTATCTGTGCCAAACCTTGCGACGTCCAAGCCCCAGATAGGTCTGATGTCAGGCGTAATTTCAATATCACGATGTATTGCGCTTTCCGCGAGGTGAAACGGAATGATCGTATCATCGTCAGCCATAGGGAACTCGCCTAGCACACGTATGCGGAACGCATTGCTATCCTCGCCGTAACGCTCACGCATTTCATCGACAAACTCTGTTGATACAAGCGGGCTATCTATGCACGACCATCTGCGCGTCCACCAGCTCTTCGCCATTCTTGTTTGGCTTTCAAAGAATGTGCCTGATGAACGTGTGGGGTTAGATAGCAATAGCGTGGTTGCATTATGGCCTGACATAGACCCAGCCGCAGCTTCAAAGACTTTCTCTGGCACACCCGATGCTTCATCTACCACCAGAAGAACATTCTCGGAGTGAACACCAGCTAGGGCTTCTGGCGTTTCTGCGCGTGACGTTCTAGCTGATATGAAAGCCTCTGATGCGGCGGACGTTAGCTCGACGCGGTCTGATTTGGTGGTAATCAATTGCTGGAGATGGGGCGGCAGCTCGTTAATCCAGCGTTTTAACTCGGCAAACAATGCGTCAAACAATTGGCTCGACGTGGGGGCTGTAACAACAACCTTATTGGGAAAACGCAGTAAAACAAACCACAGCATTGCCCAGGATGCAGATGTGGATTTACCTGTTCCGTGGCCTGATCGTACTGACATCTTACGCTCACCATTCGCTATGGCCTCCAGAAATTCGGATTGATAATCGTATGGTGTAGCGCCTAGCACCTCTTTCACAAATAACACTGGGTCATCTCGATAGCGTAGGACAAACTCTTGTAATGGGTTATCACTCATCTGATACATCCTCATAATCTGCGTCAATCGTCTTGGCTTCACGCTCACGATCTTCACGATCTATTGCCGCCAAATCGGAATTAACTTTGCGTAATGCGTCTAGGTGCATATCACCCACAGATATAGTCACGTTTGTCTGGGGTCTATTCCCGTATCGCTCTTGGTTATACGAGCCTGCCATAAACTTACGCCACTGAACCTTCTCGCGTGTGGCGGCTATTTCGCTTGATGTGCTGCCGCCATCCAAATCATCTACCATTGTTAGGCCTTGCTCTACGAGGGCATCTGCGGCTTCTTGGCGCGCTTTGGATAGGGCATTAGCATAATCTGGGATAGTCTTGAGGGATGTGCTGAGATACTGCCGTGAGCAATCATATTCTTTCGCAAGGGCTGTGAGTGTCGTGCCAGAGGCAATCTGCTCAAACAAGTATTCAGCACCGCCCTTGCTCAATATATCGGCAAGTATTCTTCTGCGTAACGCCCTTCCAGCCATTGTTGTTCTCCTTATCTTCCGTGGTTACACTTTAAATTATTTTTTTTTGAGACGCAATATATAGGCATTCGTGTGCGTGAGATTATACACACACACTACCCCCGTAGAATCCGTTGACGGGGGGGCTTCCTCGCTGCGCCAGATGTGTAGTTTCGCCTAAATGGAACAACGCATAGCTCATATTGGCTGTATATTAGCCTGTATTCGTGTAACCCATTGTAATCATTAGATATACTGTGGATTTACCTATATATGTCCGATAATGTATATTATGTTAACTTTCGGTTTATCCGAAACTATTGACTATAGTTTTGCTATTCGTTACGCGAATGCGCCCGTGCAATGGTGCGCCAATGTGTTGTATCGCACGTAATCTACACGCATTACCACGCTGTTATGCCACCAGTAAATCAATGCACTGTCTGCTCTGCTTCCTCAAGCACTTGCTCATGCAGCTCTATGAGCGCCTCTGCTAATGATTGCATCACAGTCTGAGCTGGCACAATGGTAAGCCTATCAGTTATGTAATCGCATAGCTCGTTAAGCTCATGGTCTGCATCATCACTGTCAGCACAATGTAAATCTAATGTTAAGTTTATGACAAACTCAGACAATGCTTTGCTCCGTGTTATGTGGGCGCACAGCGAGGAAAGATAGCCGTGCGCCCTAGTTAAGTGGGCATCGCATTGAAATGCAAAACAATGCGCTGGGAGGAGGAGAACCCACTAACCATACTATGCCTTATGAAATGCCCCAGTTCAACCCTATACAACCTCTTTCGACAACTCATGTGCCAATGCAAGATAACCGCAGCCATCCACGCTACTGTCCTCGTGCGACCCATTGCGTAACCTCGCAATCTTCAGCAGCGCCATCATGTTTGCCACGTCAGACGCATTAATCCGCGTGCCAGTGTAAGCCGCCCACATGCTTGCAATACACCCAAAGTTATCAGCCGCCGATCCGTACTGCCTCGCCCTATCCCCATTAATCAATTGCTTTGCTACGTCCAACACCTCAGACCTCGCCACACCATCACCACTCATTCGTTTATCCATCGTTAAAACTCCATTGATCTCGCTCGTCTCTCGCTAGCCGCCAAGACGTGCATTTGTTTATCTTTTCATTAAACCTATATTCCATAATTCTTTACCCCGATTTTACCTATCTCATACTATTCGCTTAACTACATACTAATATACTATACCTTAAGGTATATAGTATTAGTAGTAGATTGGTTACGATATACTAATTGCAATTAGTAGTTGTCCCTGTAAGTCATTGATATTGTTGTTACTAATGCCAATTAGTAGGTGATTAGTAGGTTGCATTTTAGCTCACTTTCCCGAAATCATCGCAAAACCAGATAAAGCCCTCATTTTGGACAATATGACCCGCACTCGTTAGGCCTGCAATTGACTGCTTGTAGGTTTGAGATGGGTTCGCTACGCCAGCTACTTTGCCCATGAAATGCTTCTTAATATCTTCTTCTTTAATCACCCAGAACGTGCTGGCTTCAGGCCAACCAACGCCAGCAGGGTTAGACATGCCAATGCCCTCACCTCTTAGCTGTTGGAAGCATGTCTTAAATAAGATCTGGTTTTTGCCCTTAATAACCCTCTTGCTAGCCTTCTCAACATCATCACTGCTTGCAGGCTCAATCACGCATGTCGTCACAGGATCGCCGTCAGCGTCATGCCCAAGCTCAATCACATTTAACTTAAAGTGAAACTTACGCCCACCCTCAAGATCTCTCTGCTTGGTGGACAATGCAGTTCGCAAACCTGTCGCCTCGTCATATGATAGCTCTATCTCAGTCTCAACGGCAGCTCTCAGTGAGCTATGCCCACGCGCCTTTGCGTCCAAGTTCTTGCCAGAATGATGCACCAATAATAAATGCGCGTCAGTCTCGCCTCTGATTCTGTCACACGCAGCTATCACAGCCGTTGATGATGCAGGTGAGTTTTCATCGCCGCCAGGCATTGATCTCGATAGCGTATCAACGATAATCATTGCAATATCGCCATGCACTCGCTTTACCTCGTCGCACAAATCAATGATAAGCTGCACGTCAGCGTTTTCCTCAAGTAAATTCACTGGCAATGCACGCATGGCTAATTTAGCCTCATGCTCTGGATATTGCTGACGTAAGGCCACAATCCTATTATGCGTTGTCATACCGCCCTCAAGGGCTAGAAACAGCACCACGCCGCCCTTTACCTTGTTGCCATGCCAATCTTGCCCCGCAGATACATGCCAAGCCACATCTTGCACAAAGAATGACTTACCCACGTTGCTTGGCCCATACACCATTGATAGCTGCCCAGCGCCAAACCAACCTTTCACAAGATAACTCCTGTCTAGCTGCGGTATTGCATCGTATGGGAAGAATACCTGGCTTAGTAGGCTTTTCACCTCTAATGCCTTGGCAGTCGCCTCTTTGCCTCGATTAACCCACATATCAGAGAAATCCCAGCCGCCAATATCAGGCACAATAGACTTCACCCCGTGATCTGCCTCACATTTTTCTATGGCCTTCAAACCCGCCTCATCATTATCACCAGCAATTACTATGCGTAGCTTTGGCCTCGCATTAAGTAATTCACCTATGGCAGCAGTCATATTACCAGCCGATAATGCAAAGATTGCAGGCTTACCCGTTGCCATGTGTACTGAACATGCAGTCGCCCATCCCTCACATATATATGCCAAGTCTTCCAGTTTGCCCCCAATGACGCTAAAATTGCCCACTACAGGCATCTTTGGGCTAAACTTCTTATTACCCAACGAATCAATCGTCTGGTGGCCTACGCGCTTTCCCATTACGTTTATCACTGGCACAACAATCTTATCATCTACAATCTTAGCGTTGTTCAAGCCAATTTTCTTAGCAATAAGATAATCATGCGTTATGCCGTCATCTGGTTTAGGCCAGCTAATGTTATATTCTTTTGTCATAGGTTTATCATTCTCGTTAGGCCATAAATTCTGCCCTCGCAGCGCATCCTTTATGCCAGCATAATCGTTACACTTACGGCAACTCACCATAATTTCGCTATCAGCCGTTTCTTTGATCCAAAACCGATCTACGCCCTGACATACTGGGCAAGATCCATGATACTCGCCAATGGCAGTCTTTTTCAATGATAGTGCGCTTATAATTTTATCTGAGTATTGTTCCCAGTTTGCGTTTGGAAATTTCGTGTTTTGCATTTTATTCCTTCCTCAATTTATCGGACACGTTGGATATGTCCCGCTTTTGTCCTGTCTTGTCCGTTAGACAAAACCTCGATAAGTTCTGTCTAACGGCATATTTAATTAAAATGGAATGTCATCTTCCAAATCATTAGATGCAGCTACAGGCGCAGCAGGTGGTAATCCAAATGGATCATGCTCAACACCATTGATTGGAGTATTGTCACCGCTAAACCCACTCTCAACTTTAAATGGATCATCTGCCTCTTGTTTTTCAGCCAGCTCCAACACTTGCACCGCACGCAATCTCAATGAAACTCCATTGATTGTGCCAGTGTTGTACGGCACAACTGTCACTGCAACATTTACAGTTGACCCAGAAGTAAGCTCAAATCCATCAGGCAGTTTCTTGCGTGATGCATCGACCTGACGTGGTGGGTTTGTGGCCTCGCCAGAGTATGCCCCTTTAAGTTTTGCCTTACCAATCCAATGACCCTCATTATTGTCATCACGTTTGTATGGCAAACTAAGTGGTTGTTCAGGCCATTTGCGTTTGCTAGTCTCCAACGCCGCCGCATTTTTATATGACTGCATACAAATTGTGTTCAGCTCCTTACACTGCTCACCCGTCAAATTAAATGACATTTCGTATGCCGCCCCCTCTGCGGTAGGATCACATTTTTGTGATTTATACTCATCCTGGTCAAACCTGTATGTACTGTTTAGCCGTGGATATAGCGCTTTAACGCCGCTTATTATGTGTTGCATTTTACAACTCCTTTAAATGTGTGCAGCACCCCTGCACTGGGATTTCTTATAAGCCGTGGTTCTCATCTAACCAAGGCGGCAAATGCACTGTCTCTAAATCAGGCCAGCCAGTGTCATAAGTATTCGTATCTTGTGCCACTTTAATTTTACGCAATGTCTTAAACATCTCAGCTTCCGCATACTCATTATATTTATCTGACATCTCATAGCAAGCAGTGGCATAGCTGTTCTTCTCAGTTGCAATAAAGATAAAATTTGTAGTTGGTATTTCGCATAGCTTCAAGACATACCTGTAAAAACATGCTTGGAGATCATACCTGTAATTTCTTATGGTTTTATTAAAAGCATGATAAGATGCATCCAAGCATGATTTAAGATCCAATACTATGCCAGCTTCTTTTAACAGCCCGTCACATCTACATTTTAATTCTAAGCCTGTCTCTGGGCATGTCGCTATAAAGCTGTATTCAGTAAGCATGTCTTTATCAGTTAGCACATTCCTTGCAATTTTATTTTGCATACAGCCATCGACCATTTTCTGACACTGTTCATATTCACCAGTTGGCAGCAGTATTTCATCTTGAGTTAAGAACTGTTCTTGTTCTTTCCAAGCCTTGCTGCCACGCCGTGGTAAACCAGAATTATGCACTAAGTTTTTCTCTGGCTCTAACACCATTGCATGAA